CGGGAACTGCAAGGGGAATACACCCACATTATTCATACCGGACAAGAAGTACTGCCTGCTCTGTGATACTGCCGCCTGGCTCGTAGCATAAATCGTCGCACTTGTCGGACCCCACGTGTAATACCTAACAAGGAGCGACATGCCCATCACCTACAGACGGCCAGGCGTTTACCTGGAAGAAAGCCTGTTGGTCAACACGGCGGACACGGCATCCACCTTCACGGTGGCCTGTTTCGTCGGAGTGGCGGGACAAGGGCCGATCCTCAGCCCCACCCGCATCGACTCCTGGTCTGACTATGTCAGCACCTTCGGCACCTTCGATCCGATCACTCCTCCGGCTCCCGCTACCGCCAAGGTGCAGTCATACCTGCCTTTCGCCGTCTACTCGTTCTTCCAGAACGGCGGGCGCACGGCCTACATCATCCGGGCGGCGTCGGCCCTTGTTAACGAGCAGGGCACCGCGTCCTTCATCCCCGTCAACAACCCGGGTCCGGTGTTGGCCTTCAACATTCGGGCCTTGTCCGCCGGTACCTGGGGCAACAAGCTTAAGTACAGCTTGGCGACCCAGTCCACCGTCGGTAGCGGCGCTACTGCCGAAGATGTCTACGTCATCCAGGTGTTGCTCACCAACGCCAACGGGATCGATGAGGTGGTGGAGACCTTCAGCGGGCTGTCGACCTCTGGCGCCATCCCCGGTACCCGTCGGGTGGACAGCGCCATCAACGATCAGAACTCCGGTTCGGCCTATGTCCGTGTCGATGGGGTCAACCAGGCTCTTCCTCGTCAGCCTGCGCCGACCACAGGTGCGCCGGTAGCGCTGACTGGTGGTGTCGATCCCAAGATCCCCGATCAGTCGGCGCTCACGGCATCGGCTGTCTACGTGGGTTCTGTCGATGGCCCGGTCATCGTCAACATAGTCGGGTATCACAGCGACGTTTCGTTGATCGACACCTCATCTGCTGCTTCGTCCTACGTGTCGGCTACGGTGCCGTCGAGCACCTGGCCGGACAGGTCGGACATCTTCGTCGTCAACGACTCAGCGCCCCCTCGACTGCCGGGCCAGACCTCATCGGCTTATAAGTCATCCATCACGCAGTTGAGCGCCAACCCGGGTGACAGCTACTGCGCTTCCTACACCCCGTGGATCATCGTTCCCCATCCCAGTCGGGTCGGCGCCACCATGTCGATTCCGCCTGGTGGCGGCATGATGGGTGTCACTGCTCGGGTCGACGCCACCGTCGGCGTGTTCCGGGCACCTGCTGGGGTCATCGGCGGTATCAGCAACGCCGTAGGAGTCAGCACCAAGTTCACCGACACCGAGATGGGCGACCTCAACGCCTCCAATGTCAACGTGGTCCGCATCGTCCCTGGTGCTGGGGTGTGCATTATGGGCGCCCGTACCCGCAAGACCTACGGGGCTGACCGTTACATCAGCGCTCGGCGCACGCTCATCTTCGTCAAGGAAGTGATGAAGCGTTCGACCCAATTCGCCATCTTCGAAAACAACGATCAGCGTCTGTGGTCGGCCCTTTCGATGTCGGCGGACCGTGTCCTGCGTCCCTTGTGGGAAGCAGGCGGGTTGAAAGGCACCAGCACGGCCCAGGCGTATTACATCAGGTGTGACGACACCATCAACACACCAGGAGTGATCGCTGCAGGCGAAGTCCGTATGGAACTGGGCGTGGCGCTCCAGTACCCCGCCGAATTTGTCATAATTCGTCTCACGCAATTCGATCGCGGCACGTTCACGACCGAAGTCCAACCCAACGCTTAACCAAGGAGTATCACATGGCAAATGGGCCAAGCCTTGCGGATCGGACTCGGCTTCGTGCTGACCCAGTTCGCAATTTCAAATTCAACGTCCAGTGCTTCCACTCGGACAACACCCTCCGTCTGCAGATTGCTGAGATGGGCTTCATGACCGTCGAAGGCATTGCTATGAACACGGAGATGGTTCCTTATCGTGAGGGTGGATGGAATACCAACCCGCACAAGCTGCCTGGGCAGACCGACTTCGCTCCGTTGACGCTGAGTGCGGGTGTCTTCTGGACGAAGCCGGGCATGTGGAATCTCGCCAAGCAGATGTTCGCTGTCCAATGGGGCAGTGGCACCATCGGTTTCGGGGAGGAGTTCCGCTTCGACATGGCGGTGCGTGTCCTCGATCATCCCGTCACCGAAGGTCCGGCATCGGGAGCGGGAGGCGATCTTTCTGGCTCGGTGCTGGCTTTCGCCTTCTACAACGCCTGGGTTGCCAGCGTGGGCTTCAACGGTCTCAACGCGATGGACAACGCCGTCATGATCCATCAGATGACGGTCCACCACGAGGGCTTCGAAACCTTCTACGGCAACGCCGATGCTCAGAACCTCCGTATCGGCAACAGTTCTGCCCTGCGGGGTCCGTTCTAACCAAGGTATGACAAGGAGAACAATATTGTGACAAGCACTGAGGCACCCTTTCTGTCCGAGGACATCTTCCGAGACAGGGCTGCCGACCTTCAACGAGCCAAGGAGCACATCGCCGGTCCGGTGCCTTTGATGGCCGAAGCGCCGGACTGCTCCTTGGCTCTACCTCGTGGGCTGTTCGTCCACGGGGCGTTCAAGCGCAATGTGGTGGTACGGGAGTTGACCGGCGCCGACGAAGAGGCGCTGGCAAAGACGCGGGAACCCACTGAGTACTTCGATCTGGTGATCTCGTTGGGGGTGGAGAAGATCGATGACTTCGATCTGTCTTCTCTACCCGTAGCGGAACGGGGTGGGTTCCTGCGGACTCTGCTCATCGGGGAACGGGACCAGATCTTTCTCGCCATCGTAAAGGCCACCTTCGGCGAGAAGAAGACGCTGGGCTTCCGCTGCACCAACTGTGAGGTGGAGCAGGAGATCGATCTTCTGCTGTCGGAGGACTTCAAGCCCAAGTCGGTAGAGGACATAACCACCGACATCTTCACCTACACCTCGTCCAAGGGCACCGAGATCGAGTATCGCCTGGCGAACGGCGAGGATCAGCGGGAAGCGCTGGGTCGCAAAGGCGCTTCCACGGCCGAACAGAACACCGTCATCCTGGCTCGTTGTATCACCAAGACGAACGGTGGTCTGGTTCCCGATCCCATCGCCTTCGTTCGCCGACTGTCGATTCGGGATCGTCAAGAACTGTTGAACGGGCTGATCACGCGGCAGCCCACGATTGACCTGGGGGTGACCACCAAATGCACGGCGTGCGGTGCCGACCAGACCCTGACGCTGGGCTGGGGGGACTTGTTTCGTACCTGACGAGCAGACCCTCTACATCAACTACGACATCATCGCGTCCAACTATTCGGGGTGGACGTTCACTGAGATACGACAGATGACCGTGCGCCAACGGAACCATTGGCTCAAGATGATCACCTGGAAGAGAGAGCGCAGGGCCAATGTCTAACACGACGCCGGGAGGTGAGATACCCGCTGCTGGTGGCAACAACATCGGCGCCAACTTCCGGGTCAGTTTGCCCGGTATGGAGGAAGCGGCCCAGCAGGTAGGGGCGCTGTCTTCGGGTTTGCGTGACCTGAAGAACGCCCTCAAGGATCTCGGTCAGTCGGGCTACAGCCTGGCGGCACCGATCAACTCGATGCTCAAGTCGATTGCCTCCGAGGCAGCGTCGACCACCTCGACACTCTCCGGGTTGGCAACGGCCGTGAGTGGAGTGGGTAGAGGTGGTACTGGTGCTCCGGCGGCTCCCTCTGGAGGGTCGGGCAGTAGCAACTGGAGTGCGGCTGCCACAGGTTCGGCGGCAGCGGGTATCGCCGCCGCTGGTGGTGGTCAAGGTGGTGGTCCGCCGCCCGCCGGTATCGATGTCACCCCGGCGATGGGCACCAATCAGTCCGGCAAGGGTTTCGCCAAGGACATGCTCATGTTCCCGTTGCGGTTCATGCGGGACTCCATCACCACTAACCGACAGACGGCGTTGAACACGTCGGCGGCGATGAACATGACTGCCTTCGCCACCCGTGGCCTGGGTGGGAGCACCCAGGACATCATGACGCAGTTGGCCCGCTTCCCTGGCTCGGTGCTCGGCCAACCATCCGACCTGCTGAACCTGTTCGGCGCCGCACCTCAATACGGCGCTATGTACGGGTTCGGTCGGGGAGAGAATGCCCCACGGGCGGGGGGCTTCCTCCGTGGAGTACGGGAAGCGCAGATGCTCAACCCCGGTGCTCAGGTATCGGAGATCGCCGGGACCATAGGCGGGTTTGCCAGTAACACCGCAGCCCAACAGCAGGCCCAGATGATGACGGGCGGCGCCTACGGCATGATCAAGCCCGGCGGCGGGCAGAAGAGTTTGAGCGAGTGGGCCGACAGCGTGCTCAAGTGGTTGCAGGATCTGCGGGGCGGCGCCCAACGAGGTAAGCCCTTCAAGTACGGCGAGTTGATGGCCCAGTACTTCCCCGGTAGCAACATCGACGCCTGGTTCGACGCCAACGGGGTCAACCAGGGGATGAAGGATTACTGGTGGACCTACGCTCTGGGCAAGTCCAACGCTTCTCCGGGCACCGAGTTCAAGATCACTCCGGAACAGGGCAACGTGGCCTGGGAACGCCTGAAGGCCACGTCTTCGCTCACCCAGACACAGTTCGGCCTGGCGGGAACGATGGCGGGTGCCTACGCCAACAAGGAAGTGTCCAATCGTTGGATGAACGACATGCTCGGCGCCTTCCAACAGAAGGTGATACCGAGTGCCGTGTCATCGGGCGTGTTGAACTTCATGCAGTTCATGCCCGACATGGTGGAGCAGATGCTGATGAGCGCGCTGGAGCGTTCCGGTACTGGCGGTGCTGTTATCGGCGGGATACTCGGCTATGGCGGAGGTGGTGGCTCGGGTAACAGAGCAGGCTTCGATCTCTTGCACCCGCTGGAAGACATCCCCGGTGCGGGCATCCTCTCCAACATCCCTGGTCCGTTGGGCAACTTGGCGGGCGCGTCGTACAATCCCTTCCTTAATCCGTCCAGTCCGCTGCACTGGGCTACCGGACTCGACTCCGCCTTCTCGGGGATCAAGGGTGCAACGAGTCATATCGGACTCGGTGACGCCTACACCACCACGGGAGGCAAGGGCACGGCGGGCCTTCATCCCGACATGCAGCGGCGGATCAAGGCCATGATGCAGGCCAATCCCAATATCACAGTGAACAGCGGCCTGCGTGACAACGCCATGCAGCAACGCCTCAAGAAGCGTGGAGTTGGTCGGGTGTCGGGTCGGCCGTCGGCTCACACTCGGGGGATGGCTGCTGATCTCGGTCCCGCCAGTGAGTACGGGTGGATCGCCGCCAACGCCAACAAGTTCGGCCTCTCTTCGGGCTTGGGCGTGGGCGAACCGTGGCATGTCGGCATGGGTGACGAGGATGTGTTCGGCAGCAACATCACCGCGGGTGCCGACATCATCAAGGGCTTCATGAACCTGATCGGCGGAACGGGTAGTGATCAGTCCATCAAAGGCATGGGCCAGATGGTTCCCGGCATCCTCAGTCTTCTGGGTGGATTGATCGCCGGAAAGGGCGGTATCGACAAGGGAGCGTTGGCTTTCAAGCCTGATCTCTACGAGTTGCTCTACGGGCAGTCGAAGTCGATGAGTGTGGCGGCGGGTGGTATATCAGCGGCGATCACAGGCGCGGTCGATACCGGGGCGGCGGCAGCAGCGG